CACGAACATCGACGAAAGGTGGCAGATCTTATCTGCTGGTGAGAGAGGCAACTCACCTGAAACAAAGCTAGTCTTGCGACTTTAAAGCTCCCCACTTCGGTGGGGCTATACCCTTATCAACCACTTGGCTTGAGGGAAATTGTAGTTTTCAAGAATAGTAATCTTGGCTATTCTTTCAAGCCTTGTGGTTGGTTCTGCGGAGTGGCGCTCTCCGTGGGGTGGATTCAATGGGTGTTCTCCTCCGGCTCACACCCAGCCCGCCTTTTCGCGCTGATCTGCTGGATCTAAAACCCTGTAGCGATCGTTGGCATATAATCCCTGAAAGCCATCGTGACGATCACTGGAAAGAACCTTCGTAGTGCTATTTAGCATGGGGCACGAAGTAAATATGCCCTGGGTTGTCTCGGTGTCTAACAAGCCCGAACATAAAATTACTCATGTTTCTGAATCTCAAACCGAAAGTAAAGTACCAACAACAGATCTGACTAGTGTTCAAGAAGCGCAGGGAGAGGAAGAAAGTAGGCCTTCTACTACCATCCAGGAAGCTTCAGAAGTGTGGGTCCCCCCACAAATTTTGAACGTCCTGGAACGTGAAGTACGCCTTAAGACATCCGAATGGACCTCCCAGGATGTTGTTCTTCCCCTCCATACGCCTTTTGACGCTTACGAAAATAATCTCACGTTTTACAAAGATGAGTTTTTGTTCCCTGAAGCGATCTTTCTGAAATCAGCCCAGATTGTAGATAAGATTAACAATTATCAGTATATGAAGGCAGATGTCGAGTTAACCATTCGTGTAAACGCTACGCGTTTCATGATAGGTTGTCTCATGGCAGTCTATACGCCTTACTCATATGCTACTAATCGTTTCCGCGCCCAGGCTAACGAAAACTTACCTTCGTTATCAACGTTTCCCCATGTGATGTTAGATATTAAGAATAAGTCTAGTGCTATTATTAAGATTCCGTTTGCTAGTGTGTATGATAGTTATAATTTGTCCGATACAAAGGACCCTTTTGGCTCGGTACGTATCTATGTTGTCTCACCTCTTGCTGACGCCGCCTCCTCTACCCGTTGTACCTATACCGTAACGGCAAAGTTCCAGAACATCGAACTCGCAGTCCCGACATCACGAAACGGACCGAGTCGAGTACAGGAAGAAAAGCCTATTCGTGCAAAGGCGCACGGCGGAAAGGAGAAAACCCAAGGACCCGTAACCAGGATATCAGGAGGAATTGCTAGGGTAGCAGACGCAGTCGCTACCACAGGAATTCCTCAACTCTATATCGGTGCTCTAATCGTGGGATGGGTGGCGCGATGTGCTCAAGGAATTGCCCAAATCTTCGGATGGTCAAAACCTAACATAGACGCGACACCTTCTCCCATGTTTAACGCACCCGCTAGGGGTATGATGCATGGTGAAGGGCCTGAAGAATCTCAGGCATTAGCAATGATACAGGATAACAAGATTTGCAGTATGAACGTAACACCGGAGAGAGAAGATGAGATGGCTCTTGGATATATATTCAAGCGCCCTAACATCTTTGATCGCAAGATCATTACATTGGCGGAATCACAAGCTGATTCCCTCATATACTCTCACCCCGTGTCGCCCGCACAACCATCATATACGGATTCCTCGACCCTTACCCAAATTTGTTGTGGAGCTATGTATTATGCTACAGCTCTGCATCGTTTTTGGAGGGGGGAACTGGAATTCACATATCATATTGTGCGTTCGGAATTTCATACCGGTAGACTCATAGCAGTTTTCTTCCCAGAGACAGCTCTTGTTGATGTTCCAAAGACTCTCACTGACGAGATGACTAACAATATCAATACGATCTATCAACTGGAGGAAGCTGCTAGTGAAGATGCCGGTGCTGAATTCGTTTTCACTGTACCGTACCAATCCAACAAACCATGGAAGTTGACACTCTCTCTGCTAGACGGCGCCCCGGACATGTATTCATTGAATACAAGTACGGGTAGTGTCGGGATCTACTGTTTCACAGAAATTTTAGCTCCCGAAACTCTTGCCCAGCAGTATACGATTATTCCTTCGATTAGAGGGAAGAGTTCGTATGAAGTTGCAAAACCCGATCTTCAGCTTATGGCTGGCTTCGGGAGTGCTCCAACTCCAGTCGACCCTTCAGATGTTTTGGCAGATTATCTAACCAATATGTGGAATGACGGAACTTTTGTCGCCTTTGTCCAAGAAGGCAATTACGCTCTTCGAGAAACCCTAACCAATGGCGGTTTGACAAGGTGGGCAGTTGATCCAAATTCCCTACAGACATATTTACCAGGTGTAATTGAACAACCATACGTTGCACCCAATGGTACATATGCTGCAAGTGTTACGATAACGTTTGCCGACCCTGGTATTGTAGCTCCAGCTATTTTTGATTTTACAATATCAGTGGTTGACAATGTCATACAGAGCGCGCTCTCAGACCAACAGATTACCAGCGCAATTGAAGGTTTGGAGACGACTTGGACCGTGGTGTCCAATTCGCCTTCAACCTCTGCTGAAACAGCAACCATGCCCGAGCAAATCATTGGCGTGGCTGACGGTTCGGAGACGATTGAGGCTACAGAGCCCGAATCTTCTTCAACCACTGTGAAAGCAGAGGCCCACGGAGGTCCTGAAATGGAGGCATCTTCAGTGAGTGATGTTCGCAAGTCGACAGTCGGAGAATATAATCTTTCATTAAGAACCCTAATGAAACGATTTGGTAAAGTAGTAAGCATTGGTTCCAATGCTTTCCTCTCTTACAACCCGATTGGACTGGCGAACTCCACTTCTGCGGATGCTTCCGTTGCAGGGAGAAGGACGATAGAGTATCAGGAAAATACAAGTGGCGCGTATGTTCCTGAGACGATGTTTTCGGCCATCTCTTACCTCTACAGGTTCCATTCTGGTGGAACCAACCTTAAGGCTAATCTCCCGTGGCAGGCGTTGTCAGAAGTGACGATGGATGCTACAAACGATTTGCGAGTGACTCAAGTTAAGTCATTAGCACCCCAGCCAGGATTCTTCCAGAACGGAATCCTGAACAATTCGCTCGCGGTCAATCTACCTTTCTACAACTCACTTAGAGCAGGTGTAGTAGGTGGGAATGGTTTTGGTGAAACCATTCGCGCAGCGATAACGTTGAAAGGGAACCCGGATTCCGTCGACCTCTATGAGGCCGGTGCTGACGATTTCTCCTTCTTCTTCCTAGTGGGACCACCGCCAATGATCCCAGCTAGGAACTCTCCCCAAGTACCTGTAATCTCTGCAGTTGCACAAGGTCTCCAAACTTACAAGTGAGGATACCAGTGTTTCTCGTATGAATTTGCCATACAGGTAGAAGTAATATCATCGTACAATGATTACTTCGTGTGTTGAACAGCTTTTCTCCACCCTTGGGCGGAGTTTTTGTTGCTTAAATTTTTCAACACTCGAGGGACCAATACTTCGGGAATGTACAGGGCCGTCGACCGTAGCCCACAGCGTGACAATCTGATTGGAATTCATTGGATTGATT